AACGTAGGGTTAAATAAGATACAATTTCGTGTTACATTTATGTATGTGCGGGAAGTAGAATGCCTGTCTGATGTGATTTATATGCCGAAGTGGTGGAATGGTAGACACGGATGTCTTAGAAGCATCTGCATTAAGCGTGGGGGTTCGAGTCCCTCCTTCGGTACAAAATTTAAAAAAATATTTGACAAAACTTAAACTTTTATTATATTAGATATAATTATATAACAATGAGAACAACAATGGTCCATATATCGTCGTTTAAGCAACAAGAGATTTGTAGCTGGTATCGCTATGTAGAAAATTGTAGTTCGGAAAATATGGTAAAATAACAAGTTAGAAATAACTAATAAGGTTAAACCCCGAACTTCAAAAAAAGTTTGGGGTTTTTTTTTACCCGATAGTGCAAGATTAGAAAAAAGTTTTTATCTTTGTACCATCAAACAAAAAGAGAAAGTTCTTTGACATGTTGGAAACCAAATAGTCCCTTAGCTCAGTGGTAGAGCTCTTGCCTTACATGCAAGCGGTCGTAGGTTCGAATCCTACAGGGACTACATAAATGGTCGGTTCATCTAGGGGTCAGGATTCAAGGTTTTCATCCTTGCCACACGGGTTCGAATCCCGTACCGACTACTCTAATTAAGCTAGTTTATGAACAGCCTTTGAGGTGGGATGCTCTCATTAGAAATGGAAGTCAGGTGGCAATTGGGTGTCACAGCTGCTTCGGGGGCTGTATCACGCTCCCTGTAATGGGGAGTTCAGGTTCGAATCCTGTCCTGACTACAAAATGGTTACTGTTAGGAACAGAAATGGGTCTCACAATAGAGATATAAATCAGTAACAGTAACCATTAATAATAGTCAGGTGGCGTATTAGGAAACGCTCCATGTGTAGGTGGTAGATAATAGGTTCGAATCCTATCCTGACTGCAAAAGAAGCCCTCTGCCAAGCGCTTGGTAAGGAACGAAGATAGAGATTACAGATATGGGTTGAAATAAAAAATACCTTCGGGTACATTCATATTGACGTGGAGGCTCTCCGAATCGTGTGTCGGCAAAGTTTGTGTGTTCTTGGGATAATTAAAAAACACACATTTTTAGTCAGGTTGCGTATTGGAATACGTAGGTTGGTAACAAGTGTCGGTAATCAAGACGGGTATATAAGCAATAGAAGCCCTGAGAGAAAAACACACCTCATCGTACAGGTTCGAATCCTGTCCTGACTACGAAAGTTAGATACAAGTCTTTGGTAGTTCTTAGATGAGTATACTATACGTTGGTGGTTTAATAACATTCCACACGGTGATTAAAAAAAAATGTTATTACAGGTTTAATAAAGGAGTAAGGGAAAGAGTAACTAACGAGTACCTTACAACCTACTGTAAAATAGTCAGGTAGTTACAAGTGGGAGAACTGTTGGCGTAAAACCCGATGAGATACAGGTTCGAGTCCTGTCCTGACTTCTAAAATTGTGAGTGGAATATATAGAACTCTCGTTATGTGATGTAAGGTTCTTATCGGTCACATATACTAAAGGTAAGTACGGTACAATCCCGACCAAGGAAATAATAGGGGTGTTAGTCAGGTGACGAAATTGGTAAACGTGCTGTAAGTACCTCAAAAGAAACGTATAGAATGAGGGAACTCGGTGGACAAACTACAAACGTGAGTAGTTGGAGATTATTTCTTTAAATCCTTACAGGTTCGAATCCTGTCCTGACTACAAAAAAATATTTTACAAAGTGTTTGGTAGAATGAAATAATCTACATATCTTTGTGGAACAAATAAGGAAATAAGTTCTTTGAAATTATAAAGATATTGATAGTGGTTTTCCCCACCCAACGGATGTCGACAATCCAGGATGGAATCGGAATTCATCACCCTTTCTGCCGAGGCCTCGTAAAACTACGATTAAGCAGTTAAGATTGGAGCGAGATGGGTACTCCTTCACTATCAACAACATTGTGTTGTTCCCTTGAGAAAGGAATGGTAACATGACCCAGTAATAAAACACTCAATGAATGGGTATCAGACGTGAGGCGGCACAGAGGAGTTCTCAACCTCAAAAATAGTCAGATGGCGGAATGGTAGACGCTAAAGAATGTATGGGATAAGTTGAATCTACGGTAGCGGACATATTAACAAATGGTGGAAATAAAGTCTATCCACACGTAAACCCAGCAGAAAAAGATTCACATTACAGGTTCAATTCCTGTTCTGACTTCAAAGTGTTGTTCCCTTGAGAAAGGAATGAAATAGTCGGGTGGGTATATAAACTTTACAATGGGGTATATAAACATTTGCACAACACAGAGGAGTTCTCAACCTCAAAAATATTGATAGATGGGTCTAATCAGGCGAAAATGATTAGAATAAAAATGTAGTGACGCTCGTTCCCTAATCTATCAACAACATTGTGTTGTTCCCTTGAGAAAGGAATAGAAACGCAGGGCAAAGTATCCGAAAGGAGAAGAGTTTAGGTGAAATACCTAAAGGGCAGTACTACGAAGCCATAACCTTACCCTGGTAATAAGTACCAACACAGAGGAACTCAACCTCAAATTTGGTGTGATAGCTCAGTAGGTAGAGCAGTAGACTGAAAATCTACGTGTCGCAGGTTCGATTCCTGCTCATACCACATATGGTGTTAAAGGGTTGAACGACGGTAATATGGTCTCACACACTGAATACTAGTTAGGTGAGAAAAGTGAGAGGATATATCAAGTAGTTCAACGAGATGGGTTCGATTCCCTCAACACCACGGAGTCCTGAAATAACAGGAAACCCCCACTCCCGTATGGCAGCCAGTCCATTAACCTGGTCAAGTGGGGATGATAGTCAAGTGGACGTAATGCGGGATGGTACCCAAGTCCGAAAAACACCACGGTCCATAACCATTTGGACGCGAGAAGTTATAAGGTTGTCTAATCCGTCTTGAACGGTATTCGGTTCGAGTCCGACCTTGACTACAAAAAATAAAATGGACTATGCAGGTGCGTATCCTGAAAAGACGGGGAGAACGATGTACACAACCAACCGTAATCCAATAACATAGATAGTTTTGTTTTTATAGTCAGGGGGCGTGTTGGATAACGCACCAAGTCCGAGACACCCTTGGTGGAGTAGGCATCCAAATGGGGGATAACAGGTTCGATTCCTGTCCTGACTACAAAAAATAAAAAAAACAACAAGAACAATGAGTTTATACATAAGTAAATTTGAATCAAAGTTAGATAAAGCATTATCTAAAGAAACAAGAGAGAGTCTAACAGAGTGGATTGGATTTAAAAGAAAGAAAACTTTAAACAAAAAGAACAATGAAACAAACAGCAGTAAGATTTTTAAAAGAACAAATTGAAAATAACATTACCCTAAAAAACTCACACGATGTTATTGTAATTCTACTGACTAAGTCAACATTGAATGATTATTTTGATAAAGCTAAAGAGATGGAAGAGCAACAGAAAAAAGCTGCACAAGTTGAAATTCTAAGTTTACTTCAAGCAGAACTTGATGGAAATAAAACCGAAGAAAACAATTTGTGGTATAAAGTTAATAAGTTAAAACAAACCATTTAAACAAGAATCATAAAACAAATAGTCAGGTGGCGGAATGGTAGACGATAAATTAAGAGGTAAAATTGTGTTGTTCCCTTGAGAAAGGAAGACTGAACAAACGCTAAGTATGAAACTGATTACACTAAAAGTAATGGCCTAGCAATAGGTGGGTAAAACAGTCCAGACAACACTGAGGGGTTCTCTCTCTCAAACAGTCAGGTGGCGGAATGGTAGACGCAGGTGGTAAGTAAGTTAGGCCCTAAAGGATAACGAAGTCCACAACTTACCGAACAGGTTCGATTCCTGTCTTGACTACACGTTTCGGTTCATCACCGAATAGTATGTCCAATACGATGAGAAACAGGGTGATACCTTGTATGGAACTTCTGATAGGGAAACGCTCTATCTGGTTTGACTAACCACGGGGAATATCAAAGAGATGTAAAGAACAACGTACTCTCATAGTCATTTTCTTAGTCAGGTTTGGTACAAGGTCGGTTCGAGTCCGATGGAAGGTCATGGATGTCGGGTAGCTCCCTGTAGAGAGGTTCGATTCCTCTCCTGACTACAAACCTCAGGATTAATTACCCTGAGACTGACAGGTTCGAAACTGTCGATTGATTATGGTGTAATGGCGCACAGCAGAACGGAGTACTTTTAGGAATTTTAGGAAAGGGGACGCAGGATTAAGGTTCGAATCCTTTTTAGTCAACAATTGGTAGTAAAAGGCGTAGGTTGATAAGCGTGGAGAGACGTGACGCAAGGGTACACACTAAGGACAGGTAGACATTCTTAATTGTATTGTCGTAATTCCCAACTCTCTAATGGTGTGTGAAGTCGTGAGACGGGATTCCTGATAAAGTCAACTACTACCTTTTAAATGGTGACTATAGCTCAGTTGGTAGAGCAAAGGTTTGTGGTACCTTGTGCCATGGGTTCGATTCCCATTAGTTACCCAAATACGGAGAGATGGCAGAGTGGTTGATTGCGTCAGTCTTGAAAACTGAATTACGGGAAACTGTAACGGGGGTTCGAACCCCTCTCTCTCCGCCAAGTAAAGAGAACCGTGAGTCCGCGGATGGAAACAACTACAGGACGAGCATACGTCATACTTTACTTAAGACCCCACGAATAACGGAAATATCCGACCGTTAGGGTGTGTGAACCTGACTTGAAGGCTTCAAGGCTATGGGGGAGGCTACACAGATTACAAGGATTCCCCATTATGGATTAAGGGGGTGAGGGGCTTTAATTAGTCGTAATACAATCCACAAGTTGTAGAAACACTGGACAATTCTACAATATACACTCTGACTTCTGAGTGAGACCCACCACGTAACTTTGGGGGTACAGTGAAGTCGTCCTGAGGATAGCACTGAACGCTTAACAGTAAAAACTATGACACTCATGATTAGTAGAATAGGTTAAGAGGTAGTGTGAAAGTAGAGACCCACCGTGAATGGTTACTACGGTCCAACGAATCTTGGGCATATCGGTGTGGGATATATATAGATACCAATATAGAAAATTTAAAGGTTCTCCTGATTAGGTACAGGGACGATTCAGAACCTTTTTTCATTGTCATGTAGCTCAGTTGGTTAGAGCGTCTGCCTGATACGCAGAAGGCCGTTGGTTCGAGTCCAACCCTGACAACTTAATGTCTTCGTAGCTCAGTTGGTTTAGAGCAGTACACTTTTAATGTACGGGTCACAGGTTCGAATCCTGTCGGGGACACTACAAGGTCGGTTGGTCGAGTGGTTTAGGCGGTAGTCTGCAAAACTATTTACACAGGTTCGATTCCTGTACCGACCTCTACACACGTCTGTAGCTCAGTTGGTAGAGCACTGGTCTCCAAAACCAGGTGTCGGTGGTTCGAGCCCATCCAGTCGTGCTAAGGTTGATTAGGGAAGTACACAACGTTAACGTGTCAGTAGTTCGTAGTTGTGAGGGAGTTTTAACTGTCAGAGTAATGCTAATCGTAAAAGGAGATGTCCACAGAACCATCTTCTCCTTTCCTAAATTGGGAACTGAAAGTCGTTCGGATACGGCAGCAAGACTGTAAATCTTGTCCTTTGGGGAGTGGTTCGAGTCCACCAGGTCCCACTTAAATTGTCCTGTGGTGTAATAGGCAACACGTCTGGTTTTGGTCCAGAAGAGTATAGGTTCGAGACCTGTCGGGACAACAATTAGTTTTGTGGTGTAATGGATAGCACATGAAACTACGGATTTCAGAGTGAGGGTTCGAGTCCTTCCAAAACTACAATGGCGATGTAGCTCAGTGGTAGAGCACTTCTTTCATACGGAAGGGGTCGGTGGTTCGATACCACCCGTCGCCACTACATTGGAATGTAGCTCAGTTGGTAAGAGCAGTTGTCTTATACACAACAGGTCATGGGTTCAACTCCCATCATTCCGACAATAGGAAGGTTACCCAAGTTGGTGAAGGGGTCAGTTTGCTAAACTGATAGGTCGAGTAATCGGCGCGAGGGTTCGAGCCCCTCACCTTCCGCAAAAAATATTATTAAATTTCCGACATGTATTTGACACATTTGGTAAAATTGACTATAATTATAATACTGAAAAGCATATGAAAAAATCAATTTTAATTTTAACCGCAATCGTAGCATTAGCCTCTTGTGGAAACGAAACAAAGGAAACTAAATCAGACTCAACAGTAGTTGTAGATTCAACTATGTGTGATTCATCATCATCAGATTCAACTGTTATGGTTGATTCAATGAGTGTTGAAAAATAATTGATTATTAGTCCCAATAAAAAACCCACTTTTCAGTGGGTTTTTTTTGTTATAATAGACCTTTAATTCTTTTAATATTTTCTTCGATTTTTTTATCAGATTCTTTATCAGTTTTTTTATCGAATGATTTTTTGACGTTTCGATATCCTTTAATTAACATTTGAGCATAAGCTCCTTTATTTGATAAATCACTATTGTCGGTTTCTTTATTTTTCTCTTTTTCTTTTTCAACTTCAGTTTTTTCTGTATCAAAAACAATTGTTTCTTTTCTTTTACTATGTGTGTATAAAGTTACGCTAACATTTGAATTGGTAGTTCCTAACACAGTACCGACTCCAACTCTATCTTTTACTTTTTCCGATGGAGAGGTTATTCCGCAGTATTCTAAAAATCCGTCTTCAAATTCTATAATGATTTGATTAACACATGAACTGTTTGAGATTACATCAACCACATTACCTGAAACAGGACTTTTAATTTTTGTGTTTGAATTTCTTGGTATTATTACTCTACCGTTTTTAATTTTTGCATTACTACCAAAAGAACCTGATTTAAAAGATTCTTGAATTCCAGCCGCTTTGAGTAGTTCACCTCCAACACTTTTAACAAAATCTCTTGAACTTGAACCTTTAACGTCACTTGTAGTTCCACTAGTTTCGGTGTCTGTTGTGTTAGTTGTATTAGTTGTACCTGTACTTATCGATGGTTGTTGTATTTTATCACCAGGGTAACCAACGTGAACATGGTTATCATGGTCTTTAACTCCAAATGTTAACACCGATTTATTATTACCACTTTCTCGGTTTTTTACATAACCCATTGAAATTAATGCGTTAACTAATTTGTCGGCATCTCCCCTATTAGATGCACTAACGGCTTTGTTGTTAATCATTGCAATATCAACAGCATTTCCTGATTCATGTCTTGTACCTTTGTCATGTCCTGATACTGCGGTTGTAACATCAACCATTAACCCCGCAGATTGAGCGGCTTTTTGAATATCTTGTAATAATGTTGTATTAATGTTATCGGTTGACGGTGTACTATTACCGACAACTCTATCTTTAAAATTGATGTTTGGGTAAATGTCAACCACCTCAAATACCAATCTTTTATTCTCGTTTATAGTATCATAACTTGATAATATATCTTCGATTAATTTTTTTTGTCTACTCATAACTATAAATACATATTAAAAGAAAAAAACCGACTAATTGTCGGTCCTTTTCGTGTAGGTTAACCTTTTGATTTTTGGTTCAATAGGTTCATCATTTTTAATATCTACCTTGGGTTTCGATTTAAATAATGATTTAAAAAAATTAATAATCTTATTTAATATTATTTTAATTGTTTTCATAGTCTTCCAATGGAATTATCATCCACATTAATAAGTATGTGGTAATAATTGGAAATGGTGTGGAAATCGAAACTAAAAAAACAATTCTTACTATTGACTCATCAATGTTGAAATATTCAGATAGTCCTTTACATACTCCACCTATAATACTATTTGTTGACCTATATAATCTTTTCATTTTCCTATTTTATCTTTTTCTGATATTGTTAATTCATGGTTACCAACATAACTCTTAATTACTTCTGATACTTTTGGGTTATCAGACCAAACAATACTGTGTTCACTTTGGGGGTTGTATTCACCCTCAACCATATAAACTACAATAGTATTTGGTTCTAATGTTAAAAACCCATTAGCCTTTGTGTTTGGGATAAAAACCGCTCCTGTGTCATTCACTTCACAAAAATCTACTTCCCCTGTTTCCAAATCAACCATAACATCAACAATGGAACCTTTAACCACTTTAACGTATTTTTTCTGAGGTGGATTTGTTTGATAATGTAATCCCCTAAATGTGTAGATGTTATCGTTCACACTAATTGAACACTGGTCCCATTTTTCATTAAGAACATTCAATGGTATTGGAGTATAAGAACCCCTACCATCATTGTATGTTAAATGACTTACTTCTATCATGTTAAAAATTTAAGTACTTTATCTTTTACTCCTGATTGTTTAATTCCTTCATTACCTAATGGAGTTAATACAAAATTATCCATACCCCAATTTTTCCAATCTTCACCATTTTTACCCATATCTAAGTCGTCGATAGATACCCAATGAGTGACTTCAGGATGGTCATGTAAAAATTGTGTAATCTCAATAACACGAGTCATTTCCAAATCCCAACGAGGAGACCAAATCCAAACTTGATTATTGTACCAAGTACACTGACCTAAATTGGTGGTTACTGCAATAGGTTTTTTTATGATACCTTGTTGTTCGTAGTATTCACCAAGTTCTTCAAGTGTTGCATGTAGTTTCCAATCAGAAGATACTACGATTTCAGCACCAGTTTCTTCTAAAATTTCGTTAAGTACTTTAACCGTCTTCTTATTAAAGTTGTCGAATCGGTACTCTAATGGGATTTCATGGTTAGCCATAGATAATTTACGACCTCCCCATTCCTTTTGTTTCTTGTAACGACCGCCCCACTCTGAGGACAAACAGATTACTCCGTCGTGGTCTAAAAATATTATTTTCATTATCTTATTGTCTGTGTTAATCTTTCGTAATTACTTTTGTTTTCAAATTGTCTGTCAATTCTATATAAGTGATTTGGGTTTAATCCAAACCACGGGTCTGTGTGATGAAACTTCATAAATTGTTCTGGTAACATATCAGAATCATCATCTAAGATTGCATAGTCCTCAACCTCAGGGTGTTTGTCTAACCAATCTTTAATTTCGTCACCCCTTAGAGTTCTTCGGTCTCCTGTAATTCCAACGTAAGTACCTTCTTTAAACCCAAGTTTAACTAGAGCGTCTTCCCATTTTTCAGGTGTAGAGACATAACCTTTAACTCCAAAATTATGTTTCCATGTTGATGAAATACAAATTTTAGTATCTGTTTCATTACACCATTCAGATAACCATTCCCATTTTTGAGGACAAGTCTCTTCTTGTAATCTTTTGAATTGGTAATCAAATGTATAGTGTGAATCAGGTGTTTTATAGTCAGCCAAAGAAACTCCCTTTGGTTGAATACCGAATAACTTTCTTACTATTCGTTTTAATGCATACCACCAAGTGATGGGTTTTCTCCATCGTTTCTTATATCTATCCTTATAAAAAACTGTGGAGTTCATAACCCCATCAATATCTAAAAAAATCACTTTCATTATGCAAAGATAGTATATTTATATACAAAATACAAAGCTTTTACCGCATAAAAGTTTAATACACCTATATGGACGATGATAGTGAAAAACAAAACTTGGAGAAGAACGTTTCAAGACAATCTCTCCCAAATCTTTTTAATGTTGGCGTTATTCTTCAATCCTTTTGGATTCGATGCCGTTCAGTATTCTCTAATGTTGTGGACAGGGAGTTTATGGAAAGCCAACTTTATCTTGTATTGTGTTGCGGCAGTATTTTTTGGGGGTTACTTATACTTGAGACGATTATCTAAAAAACCTTAAAGAGATGCAAGTTCTCCTTCTTTAAACTTGTCAAAGTTAGGACCTTTTTTCAAATAGAATTGATTACCTTTTTTATCGTAATCTAATATCCCTGATAATTTTGCGGAATTAAAGAAACCACTATGTTGACCTCTCCATGATGATGGTTGTCGCCAATCGTCTTGACCGACTCTTGCAAAATATGTTTTTCCGTTTTCTTCTTTCTTTTGTAGAATTCCAACATCAGCTAAGAAATCCAATTTGGTACCTTCTTTTCCTGAATCTAAAAAGTCTACAAGTTGTTTAATCAAACCTGAATCTTGTCTTTTGAATGTGTAACCATAGCTGGCTCTATTTGGAGACCAAACTGTTTTTCCACCATGTATTTTAGACATGAATTCAGGGGTATTAAATAAAACACGAGTCACCCATTTACTAATATCTTCACAAAATCTGTAAAACACATCTTGACTTGTATTTTCACGATTTGTAATCCAATCGTAATTATAGTCAAATTGTCTAAACCCAACTTCTAAATCAATTCCATACTCATCATAATAAGGTAAATCATTTGCTGAAAACGCAACATCAAAATAAACCATTTTACTATCCCCACGTTCAGATTTAAAACCATATGAAATTAAAACACTATAATTATCAATATCTTTTGTATCTACTGATATGTTTAAACGAATCATTGCTTGAGATTCTTTGGGACTGGTAATTTCAGCATTATCATATTCTAATCCAATTTTTTTAGTGGTTCTAAGGTGTTTACTGATATCAAAAAATGCATAATTTTCCCAATTAAACATTTTTTCAAAAACTTTTAATTGGTTTTTTTCAAATTCGTTTTCCCAATCTGCTCTAATAGTTTGAATAACTTTTGGGGCTCCAAGATTAAAAACTTCTTTTTCTCTTTCGGTCATTGCCTCATCAGTTGCGTCATACCATGTTTCTTTACCAGGTTTTTTGTGGACTGCGATTTTATAGAATTTGTTAGTTCTATCAAATTTTTTCAAAATCACATAATATAAAGCTTGGTCGTCACCTGAAGTATATTGTTTAAAATAAGATGGTTGATTTGCCATGGTTGTACACCATCTGGTTCCTGAACCATACTTACACGATGCTTCATATGTTAAAGGTTTAACGATTAAAATATTGGAATCCTCATATAATTTTTTGGCGCCTTCGGTATCCACCTTTTTATTGTGAGATTTTGATTTTTGTTTGTGTGATTGTATAGCATTTCTTAAACCAGTGAAACTGTACTTATTAATATCTTTTTCTTCTAATGATTGTTGGAATCTATCAAACTCTTTAATTAATTCAATATCGTCTATAATTTCTTCAATAGATGAGTTTGGATGTAAATTTCTTAATAAGAAATCTCCGTATTTGAAATTGGTTTGAGCCAAAAAAGGATGACCTAAAGCATAATCCAACACCTCAATATGTTCTGGGTCTGCAGAAAATTTTTTTCCATATTTTTTACGTAAATCTTCTTTACGACCTTCAATAATAAGGATTGGGGCTAATCTCATAACCATAAATATATGGTAATAAAAAAACCTCACCATATGATGAGGTTTTAATTGGTGGAGGTAGAGGGATTCGAACCCTCGTCTTGCCCATCTCGACAATAAATGACTACACGCTTAGGACAACATTTAAGCTAATGTTCCGAAATTTCACAATTCCCTTATTTTTAAAGTGGTTCGGTTTACTGAGAACTAATCCTCCACTTGTTTCTTTTAAGATAGAAACCACACCCCTTACAAAGACTTCTGTTCCTGGGTTTATGTCTTCCCGACCCGATGGTTCTTCCTAATCTGATTAGGCTGCAACCGTAGCATCTTCACGGACTAATCCGATAGCTGCCATTTTGTTTAAAACGTTGCCGTTTAATTGTTGACTCCATAGATTAAAGTGATAGGAACCCTCTCACTGCGTGCCACGTATCCCCAACTATGTCAATCGATACCAGTGTACCCCCATATTTTCAAAGAACAATAAAATCACTTTCACCCCCTGTATAACTTTCGTTGGATGCTTAAGGTCAGCCTTAACTATTAAGGGAGCCACCCGTGATTTGTTCTACAAAGGTAAGTATAAATATGAATATTCCAAAGAGAATTGATATTTATAGTAAAAAAAAATATCCTGTGATAATAATTGAAGGTAAAAAGGAAGATGTTGCAAAACGACTTAAACAAAGGTTTGAGTATGATGGTCCATTCATTGACAGGATATTAAACACGGACCCAACAAACTACAAATACGTTGAGTATATTGCGAAGAAACTCGAAAAAATTATACCTGAATTGGCAGGTGCAAAGGGTGGATTGAATGTCCAACAGGGTGAAGCTCTACAAGATTTATTTGGAACAATCATTCCTTGGTTCCACGCCAATGTTAATAGAATAACTGAAGACGATATTTGGAATGCAGAAACTGCATTTAGGGGTGACATGAATAATGAATATGTTGTACCAAACATTGAAGGGATTGCTCGTTCACCAAAAGATATTAATCAATACGAAAACCCTCAATTCATTAAGAAATTAATGTCTACAATTGATAGTAGAAAAACTCAAAGACAAATTGAAAGGGAGATTAAGACCCAAGCCGATAAAATTTATGAAGATGATGAGGTATTGGTAGTTAGACCAAAATCACATTCAGCATCTTGTTATTATGGTGCCAACACAAAATGGTGTACAACTCAAAAAGGACATACAGGATATTTTGACAAATATTATAGAGAGGGTAAGTTGTATTATTTCTTAAATAAAAAGACCAATAATAAAATTGCGTTGTTTCGAAATGAGGATGAAAGACAAACTGAAGTATTCGATGCTCAAGATGCAAGAAGAGATTTGGAATACCTTAGAGAAAACTTCCCAAACCAAACAGACCTTATTGACGATTTAACTGGTGTTGGTGAATTTGTTAAAAAGTTGAGGGAATACTCAAGAGGAGTAATTAATTCTAAAGAACTTGAAAAGTCTGACCCAGCAATTCTTGAAGTTATACCCAAAGACCCATTAGGTCAAAGTCAAATTATTATTGATTTTAAGAATGATGATAATTTTTTCAAACTTTTTGATGTAAGTGAGGATGATATTTGGTTCATGAATGCAATAAATTCATATTATAGTGATTATGAATTTATTGATTCTTATACTGTTGAACAAGATTGGAAAGAAGGATATATTGTTTTTGGTGATTTGAATGATGAGAATAAGGAAAAATTACAACAAATCGCAGAACTAATACTGCCATCAAAAGAGTTTAATTTACAAGATGATGAATACAGACAAGAATTAGCAGAAACATTATTGGATTTATTTGAGAGAGAAACCGATAATATTCTTAGTGATTATTTTGTAGAAAAAAATAGAGAGATGACTATTACTGCCAGAAACTCTATTAATGAAGAAATTAATAAAGTTTTAGAATCTTCAGGTTTTAGAGTTAAAAGGGGGTATGATGAGTTTGTAACAACTGCAGCAAATTTAATAATGTGGTCTGTAAAATTTGGTATTAATAAAACCGATATTATTTCATTATTCAAACAAATTGTTGAAAACAATGGTGGTAGTATGGGTGGATGGGCTGAAGACCAATATGAATATCAGGACTATGAAAATTTTGATAGTGAATCATTTAACAGAGAAGTTGATATACAATTAGATAACATCTTAGAAAAAATTGAAGATAGTGGGACTCAAATTAATGAGTTTGTAAGTTTAAGAAACCGTATTTTAAGTAAATTTAAATTAAATAAGTGGTACGAATTACCAAAAAATAAAAGAGATACATTTAAAATAACGGGGTTCGATAGTGATGACATGAAAATAGAAGTCCAATTCATCAGGTTTATTGATTCAAAAGGTGGGGGATTAAATACTAAAAAAATGAGTGAGGAAAATTTTTATCATTTTTTATACCAACCAGAGTTATTTAAATTTGATGAAGTCTAAATAAAGTTCTATATTTGTTCCATGGAGCAAAATTTAGAATTACTTAAAGCCGTTTTGAGCGTACCGAGTGCAACTTATCACGAGGACAGAATGGTTGAGTTTTTGGTTAACTGGTTAACTGAAAATAATATTGAACACTACGTAGACCAATATAATAACGTCTACGCAACAAAACAAGAATCCAAAGAACTTCCTGAAGGTTTTTATTTCCCATGTGTAATTTCACATACGGATACGGTACACGGACTTAACGATATTAATGTTCGTGAGGAAATGTTACCTAACGCCCAAAAAGAAATCAAATTATCTTACAAGGGGTACGATAACGATGGTGAACCGACAGGTATTGGTGGTGATGACAAATGTGGTGTATTTGCATGTCTTACACTATTGAAGGAATTACCTTATGTTAAGGCGGCATTCTTTGTAGCTGAAGAAACAGGTTGTCATGGTTCAATGAAAGCTGACCCATCATTCTTTGAAAATGTTGGTTATGGTATTCAGTTCGACGCACCTGAGAATTGGATGATTACAGAAAAATGTTTTGGTCAGGTACTGTTTGATAGAGAAACCGAGTTCTTTGATGCATGTGACGAAATATTAACTGAAGGTATGGGTAATAGAATGAGATACATGGTTCACCCTTACACTGACGTATATGCGTTAAGAGGTAAGTTTGACTTCTCTTGTATTAATTTTTCAATTGGATACTACCAATACCACACAAAGCATGAATATGTCGTTGTTGAGGACGTAATGAACGGTATCGAAATGGGTAAGAAAATGATTGATAAACTTGGTCATAAATTACACTACAAACAAATGGTTGAAAATGGTTGGAAATCCAAATGGGTTTTTTAATTAGGAATCGGGTGAGAAATCATCCGATTTTTTTTTACTTCTTTTTTATCTTAACACAATTAGGGTATCTTTTACCGAACATAGTTTTCATACCTTTTTGGGTATAACCCTTCCAACATCTTTCAGTTAATTCACCCTCTTTTATTGGTTCGTTATCGTGACCACATTTATGACAGATATATAAGTCATCACCACCATCGGCAATATCCCATGACCAATCACATTTATCACAAATAATTTTCTTATCCGTGACGGTTTCTCTGATAACTCTTCTGATTAAATCTCTCATCAAATATAAATACATAAAAAAAGGGGATTTTCATCCCCTTTTTTTTAATTATCGTCCTTTCTTTTGGAGGACAACATTTTCATCCACGACTTTGATGAGATAGGACTTACCTTCAATCACCTTACCCGTTAGAACTTCTTCAGACAATAGGTCTTCAACCTTATCCTGAATTGCTCTTTTCAATGGACGAGCTCCGTACAGTTCATCGTAACCAATCTTCGCCAAGTACTCGACCAAAGATTCGTCGTAAGTGATTTTGTAGTTCATGTCCGTAAGACGAGTCATCAACTTCTTCAACTCAATGTCTGTAATCTTCTTGATGTCTTCTTGACCCAAAGAGTTGAATACAATTGTATCATCGATACGATTGATGAATTCAGGTGAGAAGAAGTTTTTCATTTCCTTCATCAACATCTGTTTCTTAGCTTCTTCATTACTGTATGAATTACTTGAGAAACCGATACCTGTTCCAAAATCTTGAAGTTTCTTAACACCCAAGTTTGATGTTAGGATAATCAAGGTATTCTTGAAGTTAATCTTACGACCCAAACTATCGGTTACGTGACCATCGTCCAAGATTTGAAGTAGGATAGTAAACACATCTCTGTGAGCCTTTTCTACCTCGTCAAATAGGATTACCGAGTATGGTTTGTTTTTGACTTTCTCAGTCAACAATCCACCTTCTTCATAACCTACGTATCCTGGAGGAGCCCCCACCAATTTGGAAACCGTGTGTTTTTCTTGGTATTCGGACATATCGACACGAATGAGAGCATCTTCGGAACCGAACATTTCTTTTGCCAGTTGTTTTGCCAAATACGTCTTACCAACACCTGTTGACCCCAAGAACACGAATGAACCGATTGGACGATTAGGGTCTTTGATACCCAAACGATTTCTTTTGATTGACTTCGCAATCTTGACAACCGCATTGTTCTGACCGATAACCTTGTCAATCAAAGTCTTGTCCAAATCCAATAGAGCCTTGGTGTCGTCCACACTCATTTTGCTTACAGGGATTTTAGTCATGTTTGACACTACATCATAAACGTGTTCCAACAAAATGATTTGTTTCTCTTTTTCCAATTGCTCCTCGAACTTTTGTTTCTCTTGTTCGAGTTTGGACAATAACTTACGTTCTTTGTCTCGGAGTTCCGCAGCTTGCTCGTAGTTTTGTTTCTTAACTACCTCCATCTTTTGAAGTTTGATGTCCGCCGCCTTTTTCTTCAATTCCTCAATTGCTTCAGGAATCTTTAGGTCTGTTTGCATTCTTGCTCCGACCTCATCCAAGATATCAAACGCTTTGTCAGGGAACTCACGGTCAGTGATGTAACGGTCTGCCAACTTAACACAGGTTTCAATAACCTCATCACTGTAGTTCACCTTGTGGAATGATTCGTATTTGTCACGAACATTCTTAAGGATTTGGATTGTCTCATCAACTGATGATGGTTCAACGACTACCTTTTGGAAACGACGTTCCAACGCCCCATCTTTTTCAATGTTTTTACGGAACTCATCTAATGTAGTTGCTCCGATACATTGAACTTCCCCACGTGCCAATGCGGGTTTGAAGATGTTTGAACCATCCATCGAACCTGAAGAGTTTCCTGAACCTACCAAGGTGTGAATCTCGTCGATGAATACGATGATGTTTGGGTTCGCCTGAAGTTCTTCGATAATCACTTTCATACGTTCCTCAAACTGACCACGGTATTTGGTACCAGCAACTACTGAAGTTAGGTCAAGATTGACAATACGTTTGTCCACCAAATTACGAGGACAATCTCCATTTACAATCTTAATTGCCAAACCTTCAACTAGTGCAGTTTTACCACAACCAGGTTCACCGAGAATAATTGGGTTATTTTTCTTTCTACGAGAAAGGATTTGAGCAATCCTCAAAATCTCTCGGTCACGACCAATAACGGGGTCAAGTTTACCTGCTTCAGCTAGTTTAATTAAATCCCTACTGAAATTGTCCAACACAGGTGTGTTAGATTCTCCTGATGATTTGCTTTTTTTGTTCATCGTTTTGTCGTCGTCGTCCATTAAATCGTTCATGTTTTTAAATTGTTTTACAAATTAACGTCAAATTTCATACATATCCAAACATTTTGACAAATTGTCATGAAAATAATTATTACCTGACATTTTGTCATGGACTTACCATTTTTTCTGTTCTATATTTATAATGGTATGAAACTTGACTACAACAAAGATAATTAATAAATTTAAATAAAACAAAAAAATATGTTCGGAAACAGAAGAAACAATTTTAACTTTGACGACCTAATGGCTCGTTATGAAAAAATGATGAAGGAGTTCAATAACCTTGATTGGAAAACCTCTAGTTTTGAATCTCCTGATGGGAATTACAAGTACACTAGTTATGTAAAGGTATTTGATTTGTCAAATATGTTTGATGACGATAAATCAAAAGAAATGAGTAAGGAAGAATACCTTAACATTAAACTTGAAAGGGCTATCGAAATGGAAGATTTTGAAGAAGCAATTAAGTTAAGAGAACAAATTAAAAACTTGGCAACTAATCAAGAAGAAATTAAAAAACTTGAACTAGAGTTAAAGGAATCAATCAAAGAACAAAACTTTGAAAGGTCCATCGAGATTAGAGACCAATTAAGAAAATTAAAGTCTTAACATAAAAACCCTCACTAAACGGTGGGGGTTTTATATTTATACCATATGAAACCATTTGAAAAATTCTTTAATGAAACTTTAACCTTAAAAGAGTTATTGGAAACATATCTTGAATTGAGAAAACATTTTCAAGAAATGGGATTTAGTGAAAAAGATTTGGAGAAGGTTCCCACGATGACGGTCGTAATGTTTAAGTTACAAGACAAGTTTCATTATTTAAAACACCGTTTACTTTATGATGCAAATGCTTATGGTTTTGATGTGAGTGATGAGGAACTTAGCAATTACCTTCACCCACTATTACAAAACATAAACGAACTAACACCTTTAAGTAAAGATGGCTATCATACGAGAATCAATAGATGGGACGAAGATTAAAAACGAAATTAAATCTTCAAATATTAAATCAAGTGAATACGACACAGAATCAAAAGAGTTGGTCGTAGAATTCAATAACGGAGCAAAATACAAGTACGATAACGTACCTCACCAAGTATATACAAAGTTCAGATTAGCAGAATCCCAAGGTAAATTTTTTACCACTGACATTGCAAAACAATATTCATATAAAAAAGTTTAATTAACGGACTATTTATTAAGGATGAGTAATTTTCAAAAAATCCTTAATAGTTTTTCGGTTAAAGATACTTTAAATCCGAAAATTTGGGAAAATCCAAAAAATCCTGACAAATCGGTAATGATACCAAAAGTCAGAAAAGCACTTATGCTCATTGCAGAAAAGTTTATTGATTATTTGGGTGATGAGGTTTTTGTAGAGGATATTCACCTTACAGGTTCATTGGCAAATTACAACTGGTCCGAGTTTTCAGATTTTGATTTACATGTAATTGTTGATTTCCAACAATATGAAAACCAATCGGAACTATATAAGGAACTATTCAATCTAAAAAAACAAGTATTCAATGATAAACATGATATTCGAATATTCGGATATGATGTTGAACTTTATGCTCAAGACGCTGAAGAATCTCATTATAGTTCAGGAGTATATTCTATTATGAATAATGAATGGATATCAACACCAAAAAAATTCAAAAATAATGTCGACAAAGAAGTCTTAACAAAAAAGATTGAGTGTTGGACGGAAAAGATTGATACTGCAATTGATGAAGGTAAAGATTTAGAAAAAATCAAAGAAAAATTAAAGGAATATAGGAAATCGGGATTGGAAAAAGATGGTGAATTGTCTTATGAAAATCTTGTTTTTAAATTCTTAAGAAGGTCGGGTCATATTGAAAAGTTATTCGACACGGCAAACAAAGAATTGGATAAAGAACTATCGGTGGAAAGAACAATTCAAGAATATTCAAATAATTCACATTAATCATATATTTATTAAGAAAAAAATAAATGGCATTATATTTCTACCTAAATGAAGTTGGCTCGAACTTAGTTTTTTCAGCAACAGGTACTGCTAATATCGCGGGATTGGGTTCACCAACCGCATATACTTTTGGAGACTCTATTAACGCGGGTCTTGCCGCAATAATTGTTACTAATGGAAATAACGGTGAGCAATACTCAGGTATTAATGGTCCTACCAATCTTGGTCCTGGAGGTGGGGTAGTAGCTCCATCATCGGTAAGCGGTGACTTAATTGGGGTTGAGGGATTCTCCTCAAAACTTATTTTACCAACGGGATACGTATCGGGTACTCAATTAGATACGAGCGCGACATATACCGCGGCAACTTTTTTTACTCTTGGGTTTACTCCTGGTACTTACACATATACTTGGGGTTCAGGTGGTAACGCTGATTCATTGACAGTCCAAATAGGACCTGCTTCAGTAACTCCAACACCAACAAGTACTATCGCGGTAACTCCAACAAATACGCCAACAATTACTCAAACACCTACTAATACATTAACAAATACACCAACTCAAAGTCCTGCGGGTGTTACTGCAACACCAACGGTTACGGCAACAAATACGCCAACACCTTCAGTTACAACAACAAAAACAGCAACTCCAAGTGTTACACCAACAAATACATTAACACCGACAAAAACAACAACACCAACGGTTACGGCAACAAATACACCAACACCAAGTAATACTCCTGGTGTTTGTAAAACATATCAATTATATGGTGGTACAGGAAATACTACTTTTGTCGGTAAAGATTGTGATGGATTTACGTTTAGTTTCCAAGTACAAGCATATCAAACATTTGTTCAGTGTGCTACTGAAGTATACATAGTAGATGGTAACGGTAGTTACTTATCTATTGGAAGTTGTCCATTACCAACACCAACACCAAGTATTACTGCAAGTGTTACACCTTCAGTTACCGCAACACCAACACTTACCCCAACTACAACTACTACCTTAACATTAACACCAACTAAAACTGCAACAAATACTCCAACACCAACATTAACTCAAACACAAACTCAAACAGGTACTGCCGCGGTTACTCCGTCACCTACAACAACAAAAACTCCAACATTAACACCAACTAATACGGCAACACCAAGTGTTACTCCTACTAATACAATGACACCTACAAAAACAGGTACACCACCTGTAACTCCTACAAAAACACCTACACCTACAGTGACCAGTACTCCAACAGGTACACCACCTGTAACCCCTACACCAACACCAACATTCTTCTTTACAGGATTTAGTGCTGACCAACAATATGCATACACTATTGACATTTTAGGTGGATTTAGTGGTGGAACGGCACCTGATGGAGCAATTGCTCCACACCCTGTATTCTTAGATGAGAACGGTGTACCAGTACAACAATTAAACGGAATTACTCTTGGAGGTTTCCAAGGATTAAATAACTAAAAAAAATAAATAACCACAAATATGGCAGACTTAAAACCAATTGGAAGTGAAAAACTTACTGGCCAAGACAAGTTAAATAGAATTATGGAGATAGCAAGATTTAAAGAAGTTGCTCCTAAAACTATAAACGAAAACGCTTCTACAGAGTATTCAATTTCTCTTGCAGATGGTAATAACTATCAAATCGTAAGAGAGAGACAAGGATATATAATCAAAAAGACGATTTCTGAATCAGAAACTGATTATATTGAACCAATGAAAAATAGAAAATACTATTCTTCGTATTCTCAAGCGTTAAAAAGATTAAACCTTGTTGCAGGTGAGTTGAATAGACTTAATGAAAATGAGGAAGGAGTATCTTTATATGGTGAACAAAAAAAATTCACTTTAAAAACTCCTAAACCAGCACCTGCTCCGATGGATGCGGCACCTGCATCACCTCCAGCAGAACCACCAGCAGTTCCGTCACCTGAATTACCACCATCACCAATGGGTGATGAAGAAATGCCTGTAGATGATATGGGTGGTGAAGAAATGCCTGTAGATGATATGGGTGGTGAAGAAATGGATGTTGATGTCGATGTTGACGCAGAAGAAGGTGGAGAAGGTATGGACGAAAAAATCACTTTCAAGACAATTCAAAAATTAACAGGTAAATTAACTCAAAAGATTAGAACCTTAGATAACGAAGATGGAATGACATCTGAAGATGTGAAATACGTTATCAACATGGTTTTATCTGCACTTGATTTATCTTCATTATCTGAAGAAGATAAAGAAGATATTATGGGTAAATTTGAAGAAGATGAAACTGAAGATTATGGTCAAGAAGATGACATGGATGGTGAAGATATGACTGACGATACTGAAGTTGAAGATATCCAAGCAGATATGGACGTACCTGTTGAAGGTTATGAATTAGGTGAAGATTATGAAGATAGTCGTTATAGTGAAGATTATGATGAGGACTATGATACAAGTAAAAAAACTTATTCAGACCATGGAGCAATTTTTGATAGTATCTTTGGTGAGTCTAAAGTAGACAAAGTAATTTCAAAATATTTTGAAGTCTCTAAAAAAGAAATTAGAGAACAAAAAGAGAAACAAGTACAAAAACAATTACAAAAAAGAACGGTAGTTAAAACAATTATGGAATCGGTTACAAAAATGACTGAGACTATTGAACAAGAATTAGCTGCTGAAAAATTTGTAAAAGAAAATGTGAACTCTAAGTTTATTGGAATTACCAATAAAAAGAATTTAGTGTTTGAAACTAAATCAGGTCAAGTTAAAATTACACCAAACGGAGAAATACTATGAGTTATTTAACTTATGTGAATGGACTTGGTCCAAACTATAAGGGAGATAATTTATATGAGTTCATTTTTTCAGATAGTTTGGATGTTTGGGGAGAATCTTGGGAAAGTAAACCTTCCAATGGATACCCGACACCACCTGAATTAAAATATATTAAGAAAGTAGGAGTTCTGAGAAATACTGATTTAAAATTGGAATTGATTCAGAACTCCGATTTTTTTTGTATGATAGATGCAATGGACGATGTTGTTGCATTAGCCTGGGAAGACGAAGAGTCAGAAGGACAAAAAAGATTGGTCTTTAGATTTGGGACTCCCGAAAAAGAAATAAAAGATAAACTCTACGAAAGAGATTTAGTTTTAGAATTTGAACAAAAAGTAGTATATGAAAACTAACGTAAAAGCACTTCAACTAGTTGAAAAAGGTTTGTCATCTAAGACAATAAGCAACCTTACAGAATCACAAATCGATATTCTTCATAAAAAAATGATTGGGGAACAGCCAGTAACTAATACAAAAATTGCAAACGCAATTAAAGGTCTTGATATATTGAAACTAAAGGCGGATGAGGTAGGTGCAAAAATGAAAAATATTGGTTTGGAAGAAAAAGAAATTGATGAGGATGACACTTTAAATGTAGTCAATGACCCTGACGCGACTGAAGATGGTATGGGAATTTTTGAAGAAGATAAGGATAGACCAAATGCTTGGGCTATTTGTCATACTCAAGTTGGACCTAAAAAATCAAGAAAATGGGAAAGATGTGTTAAAGAAGTAAAAAAACAGTTGAAGGAAGGAAAAAATCCTGTATCTTTGTTTTTAGAATCTCAAATACAAAAAATCGTGGAAAAACACATGCCTCCAAAAATTACAAAAGGTGATTTAGTTAAGTACATTTCTGAACAAGGAACTGCACCCGCACCAACTACAAAACCATCACCAACTACAAAACCTGGTACAAAACCAGGTAAAAGACCAAACCCATTCAAAAATCCAAATCCAGGAGAAAACCCAGCACCAAAGGCGAAAAGGGTTTCACCTGAAGATGCGAAAGAAAAAGTGATTGATGTAATAATGCAACTATTAGAAAAATAATTTATGGCAAAGAAAATAAAAGAACAGATTGATTACGGGAATACACCTGAAAGAATGGACCCGAATTTAGAAAGAAAATTGGCTAGTCCTGATAGTCTTTATGCGACAAACCCTGCAATGAAAAAAGGTGCAGCGGACGTACAAAGATTGGTTAGTAAAAGATTCCAAAAAGTTGCCGATAAATTACGTCAAGTTACAGGTATTGAAGATTTAAGCTCAAGACAAGTTCAAGGTATGGTTTACCAAGAAATGATGAGAAAACTTCCAAATATCATGAGAATTGAAGGAGCCCATAGAGATGAGTTAATTGCGTTGGCAATTGAAGCGTCTTTAGATGATGCTGAAGTTCCTGAAGGAAGATATCAAATTGAGGCTAGTTTAGGTATGCCAGATACAGGTAATTTTAGAATGGAGCCTGAAGATGATGAAGACGAAGACGAAGAAGAGGATGAAGAGGAAAAATTAAAATTCCCATCTTTTGACCTTGACGAGCTAACTGACGAAGAAATTCTAGAGTTAGAAAAACACAAAAGAAATATAATTAACGCTATTATCCAAGGAGCCGCGAAAAAAGGACATTACCTTTTCCAAAAACCTGATGTTAAAGCAAGATTAGACGCTATCGACCCATCTTTATATAGAGATTACTTAGGTATCATGGCAATCAATGATTTCATGTATTTTAGTATGGAACAGATGATTGAACAAATGAGTCAAACAGGTCAAGGTGTCGCAGGTAAAGTTGAATTAGATGATGCTGATGAAGATGAAGGAGGAGAAGGTGGTGAAGAACAACCTGACACTAAAATCATTGCAACAGGATTAATTTTCCCAATTCTTTGTCATGAAATTATCAAAGGATTAGAAGAGGCTAAAGGTAGAGCTGGTTTACCATCAGACCCTGGTATGAGAGAAAAAGTATTAGGTCAAACTGATACATTATCAAACGAACCAATGCAATTACGTATCGGACCTGAAATTGTTGAAAAGATACGTTTTGCGTTACCTGATGACATTTTTGACCCTGAATATAAAGGATTGATAAATTTTTTCCATGTCTTATTATATCAGATAGAGGCAAAAGAATTCTTAGAAATTATAGGAAACGCAATCTCTGAAGATTCATCTAAATTATCTAAAGCTAAAAAACGATTTGAAGAACTCGTTAGAGAAGCTAAACAAATGAAGGAAGAATTTGAAAATTATAAAGAAGAGGAAGATATTGACTCTGATGATGATGAAGGTTTAGATGATTTCTTAAGTGGTTTAGGCATAAGCAGACCTAAGTAACATGTGTGAATAAAGAACAACTGATTATAGAGTTAACGAAGTGTATGAGGAATACTCCTTATGCACTTCGAACTTATTTACAGACATACGATAATACCGTATCAAAATACGTCCCATTAGATTTATTTCCCGACCAAGTTAGTTTAATCGAGGACTACGACAAATACAATGAAAACATTGCATTAAAATATCGTCAGGCAGGTGTATCGACAGTAACCGCCGCTTGGATATCAAAAAGATTAGTATTTGCTCAAAAAAACAAACCTGAAAAAATCCTTATCATTGCCAACAAGTTAGATACATCTATGGAGATGGCTAACAAAGTAAGAGGATTTACAGAACAATGGCCTTCATGGGTCGGAGTAACATTCTCCAAAGAAAAAAATTCACAAAGACACTTTAAACTTAGTAACAACTGTGAAGTTAAAGCCGTGGCAACCTCACGAGATGCTTTGAGGGGTTATACACCTACCATTCTCGTATTTGATGAGGCGGCGTTTATCGAGGCTGATGCTGATTTTTGGTCTGCCTGTATGGCATCGTTATCTACAGGGGGTAAAGTAATTGTTGTATCGACACCAAACGGATACGACCCAATTTACTACGAAATATACGACCAGTCATTAAGAAACATGAACGATTTCAAAATATCTGAAATGTTTTGGTATCGTGACCCAAGATATACAAAAGACTTGTATATGGTTAAAACTAATGACTTGGTACACTTCTTATTAAATCGTGAAGAATATTCTGAAAAAGATATCATCGATTTATCGATGGAAAATCCATATGAAAGAGACCACACAATTGTAACCAATTATATTGAACAAGGATACAAACCATGTTCAGCTTGGTTTGAGAGTATGGTTAAGAAATTAAAGTTCGATAGACGAAAAGTAGCTCAGGAGTTGGAATGTGACTTCTTAGGTTCGGGTGATAACGTATTCGAATCTGAATTGATGCAAGAAATCTCCAAGAATACTTTACGTGACCCCCAAGCCAAACTGATGGGTGGTTCACTATGGATATTTAAAGAACCTGTAAACGGACATAAGTACGTAATGGGTGTTGATGTATCAAGAGGTGACTCTGAGGACTTCTCGTGTATCCAAATCATCGATTTTGATGAAAGGGAACAAGTATTAGAATATGTTGCCAAAGTTCCACCAGATGTATTAGCAGAAATTGCCTATAAGTGGGGAACAATGTACAATGCTTATTGTGTTATTGATATCACGGGTGGTATGGGTATATCTACCGCAAGAAAACTACAAGAATTAAGTTATCAAGGTGGTTTATATGTGGATAATGTTGATACCACAAACAAATGGAAGTGGGACCCAAAGATTAACGATAAAATACCTGGTATTAACTTTAACTCAAAAAGGGTTCAGATTATATCTGCGTTTGAAGAAAACGTAAGACACGGATTCAAAGTATATTCAAATAGATTATACAATGAAATGAATACGTTTGTTTATATTAACGGAAGACCTGACCACCAAAAAGGTCATCATGATGATTGTATCATGGGGGTATCAATGGCATTGTATGTTGCGGAGAAATCATTCCAATCATTAGAGAAGGTTACAAATCACACAAAGGCAATGATTAACTCATGGGCAACCACAGTTAATGAAAATAAAAACTCATCAGAATTCTTTAATCCTATGGTTCCTCAAATGGGTAGAGGTAATGGATTGGGTAATCATGGTGAAGCAACTAAAGCCGATTACGTGAAGTATGGATGGTTATTTGGAGTTAAATAAGTATTTATATTATCAAAGTAATTAGTAAAATTAGATATGAGTGAACAAAATCTAACGGTCTGGCAGAGGCTGTCCCAAACATTTGGTCCTAATTCATTATTGAAACAGGATTATCCAACTTTTAAGTTTGATAAAAAAGAACTTCTGCGTACAACAAATCGTGATGATTATGAACGTGAGAAACTTCAAGCACAACAAACTTATTATTTAACTAATCAATGGGCTAAAGTTGAAAACAACTTATATTCCCAAGCGATTTATTATGAACCATCACGTTTATCCGCACAATATGATTATGAGTCAATGGAATATACTCCTGAGATTTCAGCAGCATTAGACATTTATTCTGAAGAATCTACAACAACAAACGAAGATGGGTTTATCCTTCAGATTTATTCAGAGTCAAAACGTATTAAGTCTGTATTAGCAGATTTATTTAATAACTCCCTTGATATTAACACCAACTTACCAATGTGGACAAGAAACACGTGTAAGTATGGTGATAACTTTGTTTACCTCAAATTAGACCCTGAAAAAGGTATTATCGGTTGTCAACAATTACCGACAATTGAGATTGAACGTCATGAGGTTGGGGTTACTGCCAAGATTACTGTAGACATCACACAAGAAAAAGACGAGAACAAAAAGGCTCTTCACTTTACTTGGAAGAACAGAAATATGGAATTCCAATCATGGGAGATTGCTCACTTTAGATTATTGGGTGATGACAGGAAACTTCCTTATGGTACATCTATGTTGGAAAAAGCAAGACGTATTTGGAAACAGTTATTGTTATCTGAAGATGCGATGTTAATCTATCGTACATCAAGAGCACCTGAAAGAAGAATGTTTAAGGTATTCGTGGGTAACATGAATGATGATGACGTTGAGGCATACGTAAACCGTGTTGCCAACAAGTTTAAAAGAGAACAAGTTGTGGATTCTAAAACAGGTAACGTAGACATGAGATTCAACCAAATGGCGGTTGACCAAGATTACTTTATCCCTGTTCGTGACCCTGCGGCACCAGACCCAATTACAACATTACCTGGAGCAACAAACTTATCAGAGATTGCCGATATTGAATATATCCAAAAGAAACTATTAACAGCACTTCGTGTTCCAAAAGCGTTTTTAGGATTTGAAGAAGTTGTTGGTGACGGTAAAAACTTATCATTACAAGATATCCGTTTTGCTCGTACAATCAACAGAATTCAAAAATCTATGATTGCCGAGTTGAACAAGATTGCAATTATCCACTTATTCTTGTTAGGATTTGAAGATGAATTGCAAAACTTCACATTAGGTCTTACAAACCCATCAACACAAGCCGATTTATTAAAAATCGACGTATGGAAAGAAAAAGTATTATTGTACAAAGATTTGGTTGCTGACCCAGGAAACGGTATTCAACCTACATCATCAACATGGGCTAAAAAACATATCTTTGGTTGGTCCGATGAAGAAATCAGATTGGATTTACAACAACAAAGAATTGAAAGAGCTGTTGGAGAAGAGCTTAAAGCAACTCCTACTGTTATTACCAAAACAGGTTTATTCGATAATATTGATAAATTATACGGTAGTTCGACAGGTGGTACGGCAACTGCAACTGCAACTACAGGGGGTGAAGATACGGGAGCAACACCATCATTTGGTGGGGGAGGTTTTGAAACTGCTGCACCTGATTTAGGTGCTGAGGCACCACCAGCGGAAGCTCCACCAGCAGGAGGTGAGGCTGAAGTCACACCTGAATCACAAAAAGAAAAAATGAATATTCTTTTGGAAAGCGGATTCGCGGAACAAAGTAGATTTTTTAATTTAGAACAAGGTCAAGATTCTTTAGGAGAAATTTCAAAAGAATTAGATAAGTTATTAAACTCGTAATATTTATATTAAAAATATACAAAATGACTTTCGGGCAAATCAAATCCATAATTGAAAACAATCTATTAGAGTCCTACAGAAATGAACAGGAGTTTAAAAAATCGTTAAAAGAATTCAAACACAATGTTTTGAGTAATAAAAACATGTCAAAACTTTATTCTTTATACGACCAATTAACTACACCACAAGGACTAACTGAAAACGACGCCAAAGATTTTCTTGATGAAGGTATTCATTTAATTCAAAAATTAATACCAACAATTAAAACTCCAAAAACTGTAAATGAAAACGTTGAGAATAAATATTCTGACGTTGATGCCCTTGTTTACACAAATAAGTTGGATTTAATGGAAAGATTAAAATCAAAGAAAAGTCTAATCCAAACTTTAACATCAAATAAAAAAGAAACCGTAAAGGAAACTATCAATATTCCTTTAAAATCCATGGTTTCAATTGCGAATCAAACTTTGAATAGTTATCTTGAAAATCTTGATGAGGATGCAAAAAAAGAGTTTATTCAATTAATGTCTGAAGATACTTCATCACTTAAAACCAAATTTGAAGATTTACGTGAAAGTGCAATCAAAAAACTCACAACACTTTTAGAAAGTGAGCGAGAATTTGAAATAAAAACAAAATTGTCTGAAACAATTGACCGATTAAAGGTTGAAAAGTTTGACCAATTAAATTTCCTTAAGTTAAAGAATTTAGAAGAATCAATCTAATTTAGATTTCATCTTCTGAATGTAGGTGGCTTTTAATTTTTGTTGCCTTTCTACCACAGACTTTTTTACAAATTCTTTTTTACCAAACAAGATTTGGTTTTGTTTGGTTTTAATTACTTTGGACTTTAATGTTTTCAAAGCTTTTTCAATACCTTCTTTTTTTACATCTACTTTTAACATATAATACAAATATCTTAATATTTCTGAAAGTTTTTGACAATGGACATAAATTTTGTTATTTTTTAACAAACAAATAAACATTGACAATATGAAACTTAATGAAAAAGGGAAAAAGTGTAAAGTTAAATCTCTACAATCCAATTAAATCGGTGTATGGTACGGTAGATTCTAAAAATTTGAAATCACTATACATAAACATACAATCATGGGTAACCCCAAAATTTGAACACGACAATTGGAACCGAGTTGTCTGTAATCTAAGTAGAGACATTAAACATTCGGTATATAACTCCATAAACACAGAATTATTCAAAGAACAAAGTATCGTTGATTTAGACCTCAGGACAAGTGGTATTTCACACGGAAAAAAGTCATTCTTAAATTTAGAGGTTAATTTATATACAACCCAAGAAATGGATTTCAAATCCCCCGAAATAAAAAATTCAGTAAAACAAATTATCAAAAACATATTCAAAGAGAACGTAATACAAAACAAATACTTTGAATTTTCCCCATCAAAAAACGATTAATATCAAAAAGATACTTGTAGCGTATATTTATCTTAAAAAGAATTCATGAAACAATTAAGAATATTAGAGGCGAACGAAGTAGGTCATGGGATATTGATTGAAACAGATGCGGGTTGGGTGTCCCCAAAAGATATTCGTAATGCCGAGATGTTAAGAGAAGCAAAAGAATTAGATTACAGAAATCCTTTTGAGTTTTACGCGGTATTACAGAAATACGATACTCCAAATAGAAACGGAAGATTTTATCCTGAGAGAATCTTGAAGAGAGAAGCCGAGAACTATAAAAAGGCAATCGCTAAAGGTTTATCAACTTCAGAACTTAATCACCCTGAGTCATCTTTAATTGACTTAGATAGGGTATCTCATATCATCACAGATATTTGGTGGGATAAAAATATCTTGATGGGTAAACTTAAATTGTTAACATCACCAGGATTTCATGAAAGAGGTATTGTTTCTACTAAAGGAGACCAAGCGGCTAACTTAATGAGACAAGGTGTTACTATGGGAGTTTCTTCAAGAGGTGTGGGTTCACTTAAAAAGGTTGGTGAAAGAAATGAAGTACAAGACGATTTTGAATTAATTTGTTTTGACTTGGTTTCATCTCCATCAACACCAGGAGCTTATTTGTTTAGTAATCCTAACGATAGAGACAAATACGAAGAAAATTTAGAAGAAGAAAAAAAATACAAATCACCTGAAAATTCGGAATTTCAAGCTAAAGGAGTTGACTTAATGAGAAAATTAACCGATTATTTGGGAAAATAATAAATTATGGACGAAAAATATTTTGTAGCAAAAATTCAGTATGACTTACCTGATGAGAACACAGGTAAAATCAAAAAAATTAGAGAAGAGAAACTTGTTAAAGGGTTTTCAGTAACTGACGTAGAAGCTAAGGTTACCGAAAAATACCAAGGGTTCTCAAATGATTGGAGAATCACAGCAGTCTCTGAAAGTAAAATTGATGAGGTTATCGAATAACTTATCTTAAAAAAATTAAAAGTAAAAGTGGTCTTTGGACCACTTTTTTTTTGCCCTGAAATATTTATTAACATATTACTTAAATGTAATAAAAATAATAAAACTACTGAAAGATGATATTTTTCATCTTTTGGTAATATTTATATTGTAAAAATAATAGATTTTCATGAAAGAAAATAAAACTTTAGTTCAAGAGGCTCTCATTCAAATGAAACAAGTTGAAGATGTCATAGCCGAAAATGCAAAAGGAATACTTGCTTCAACAATGAAGGAAGAAATCAACCAATTAGTAAAAGAATCTCTTTCCGAGCAAGATGAAGAAGATGAGATTGACTTAGATGCAGACGTTAATGCGGATGCTGATAACGATGAAGTTGAAATGGATATGAACATGGGTATGGATTCAGACGTAGAGGACATGGACTCTGACGATGAAGACATGGATATGGGTTTTGACATGGATATGGATTCAGAAGAAAGTCCAATCGATTTAACTGGTGCTTCTGACGAGGAAATCTTGAAAGTATTCAAAGCAATGGGTGAAGATGACGGAATCATTGTAAAAAAAGATGGTGATAGCGTTCATTTAACTGATGATGATGCTGACGTAGAATATCTTGTTAAGCTTGGTGAGTCTGAATACGACGACGAATTAATGGAAGACGACGACGAAATGAATTACAACGAAAAGGATGATGTAAATTCAGTAATTGACGCTATTTTTTCTGACGGTAATATAGATGAAGGTGATTCATCTGAATTTGACTTAGATGATGAAAGTGTTGTTTACGAAATTACGTTAGACGAAGAGGACGACATGGAAGACTTAGACGAAATGGAAGACTTAGACGAAATGGAAGACTTAGACGAAATGGACGATTTAACAAATGAAACTTACAAACCTAAAGGTGTTGGAATTGGCTCAGGGCCTAAATTCTCTTACAAAGATAAAGCTAAAGGCGGATTCAATGAAAAGAAAAAAGAAGGACCTAAATCAGTTGGTACTGGTAAAGCAAAATTCGAATACAAAAAAGGTGAAAATATGGAAGGTAAATCCAAAACTGTTAAAGCAGAAACTAAAGAAGGTGATTACGGAATGAATAAGGGTGACAAATCTAAAACTCATAAGGGTGACAAAGATTACACTACTAAAAAAGGTGACACTTTGAAAAGAAAAGCTTTTGAAAAAGAAGAAACTAAAGAAGCTGCTAGAACATACGGAATGGGTTCCAAAGAAGGTAGAGGATTAAGAAAAGGTATCACTAATAACAGAAATTACAATTATGGTAATAGTGGTGTTAAAGTTGAATCTACTCAAGAAGAAGTTAGAATGTTGAGAGAAAAGAATGAAGAATATAGAAAAGCTTTAAATGTGTTTAGAGAAAAACTTAACGAAGTTGCAATCTTTAACTCAAACTTAGCTTACGCAACTAGATTGTTCACTGAACACTCAACTACTAAAAAAGAAAAATTAAATATCCTTAGAAGATTTGACGATGTTGAAACTTTAAAAGAATCTAAAAATCTTTATAAGTCAATCAAAGATGAATTGAATAAGGTAGAAACAAAATCAATAAACGAATCAGTTGGTGAAAAACTAAACAAAACAGTAACTACAGGTTCGTCTACAACATTGATTGAATCAAAAACTTATGAAAATCCACAATTCTTAAGAATGAAAGATTTGATGGGTAAAATTGGTTAAAAAATAAAAATAAAATAAACTTAAAAACAAAACAAATACTAAAATGGGAGCATTATTAGAATCAGGTCTTGTTGGTAACATCGGTCTTAAGCACCTTAAAGTTATCAAAGAAGATACAATCAACAAATGGGACAAATTAGGA